ATTTTAGTTCTCCTTCTATACCAAAAGGCGGCATAGAATCTTTACTAAATAAAGAATTAGCAGTACACAGTAGTCCAACAACAGGGATTCAAAGTTTAAAACTTGATCCATCAGGCACTTCTCCAGGAGGTCTTTATCTAAACAGAAGTTTTTCTGACCCTAGAATTTTTGATTATTCTGAAGGTTTAGTTTCACAAGGAAGTCCTAAAGGTGCTGCTTATTTAACTAGACCTAATTTTTCTAGAACATTAGACGTTGAAAATATTGATAAAAACACCTTAAATAGAATAAACGAAATAATCGGAGATTTTAGACCTAAAGGAAGCCCAACACCTAAAAACACTAACACTGAATACGTACTACAAGGGATGTTAAAAAACAAAACAAAAGATAATATGTATTTTCCACACGGTTTTTCAGAAGAGTTAAACACTACCATATCTGATTTAGGTTTTGATTCTTTACGATACCCACCTAGAAAAGGTTTTGAAAAACTTGGAGAATCAGATACGTTAATATCTTTATTCCCTGAAGAAAATTTAAACATGGTAGAAGAAATACCTTTTGAAGACATTTATAAAAGAATGTATGAATTAAGAAAGTATAACGAATGACCTCTAACGCTGATAAGCTAAAAGCTTTAAAAAACATAGACCTCTCACATTTAGATAAAGCTGAAGCTAAAGAGTTTACAGTTTTATTAGAAGAATTAGAAAAACGAGAGTTTCAAGAAAAGTCAACAAGCACTTTTATGGAATTCGTAAAATCTATTTGGTCTGAATTTATTAACGGCGATCATCATGTAAAAATGGCAAAAGCTTTTGATGATATAGCTACAGGTAAATTAAAACGTCTAATTATTAATATGCCTCCCAGACATACAAAGTCTGAGTTTGCTTCACATTTATTCCCTGCGTACCTATTAGGTAAAAACCCTAAACTAAAAATTATAGAAGCAACCCACACCGCTGACCTTGCAGTTAACTTTGGTAGAAAAGTTAGAGATTTAATTGACGGCGAAGAATACAGAGAACTGTTTCCTGAAACAGAACTAAAAGCAGACAGTCGTTCTGCTGGTAAATGGTTAACAAATAAAGGCGGCGAATACTATGCGGCAGGTATCGGTGGTGCGTTAGCAGGAAGGGGTGCTGATTTGTTTATTATTGATGACCCACATTCTGAACAAGACGCTATGTCTGATAAAGCGATGGATGAAGCTTACGAATGGTTTATGGCAGGTCCTCGACAAAGGTTACAACCTGGAGGTGCAATCGTTATAGTTATGACCCGTTGGAATAAAAAAGATTTAACAGGTAGATTAACTAGGAAGATGGCACAAGACGAAGGCTCTGACCAGTGGGAAATTATAGAATTCCCTGCAATACTACCTAGCGGTAATCCTCTTTGGAAAGAATTTTGGAAACTAGAAGAACTTGAAAGTATAAAAGCTTCAGTTAGTCCGTCTAAGTGGGCAGCACAATACATGCAAAGACCAACAGGTGAAGGTATTTCGATTATACCTAAAGAATGGTTTATGGTTTGGGAAGAAAATACACCACCGAAATGTGATTATATAATTCAAAGTTATGATACAGCGTTTTTAAAATCAGAAAGAGCTGACTTTACTGCTATAACAACGTGGGGTGTTTGGTACCCTGAAGGTAAAATAGGTGAAGAAATATATCACGGTAACGAAGCACACCTAATTTTGATAGATTGTATAAAAGAACGTTTTGATTTTCCTGAATTAAAAGCAGAAGCTTTACGTTTGTATGAATATTGGGAACCTGATACAGTAATTGTTGAAGCTAAAGCTAGTGGTATTCCGTTAGTACAAGAATTACGTAGAGTAGGTATTCCTGTAAACACTTTTAGTCCAGGAAAAGGTCAAGATAAAATTGCAAGATTAAATTCTGTATCTCCTATTTTTCAAGATGGACGAGTTTGGGTTCCTGATAATAGATTCGGTGAAGAACTTATGGAAGAAGTTTCTGATTTTCCTGCGGGAGAAAACGATGACCTTGTTGATGCTACAACATTAGCACTAGCTAGATTTAGGGAAGGTGGCTTTTTACAATTAACTAGTGACTATTTTGAGGAAGAGGAGTATTATGATGGTGAAAGGGTTTATTATTAATCAAAATCATACTATGATTTATCAACATGGCTATTGAAAAACAAGTAATTTCTGCGGTACCTGATAATCAAGAAGCGATTGAACTTGAAATCACGCCAGAGACGGAAGAAGAAACTGAACTTTTTGTACAACCTGACGGTTCTATTGTTCGGGGTAGCGACATGCCTGAACAAACAGTTTCTAAGTTTGGTGAAAACTTAGCAGAAACTTTAGAAGACAACGAATTAAATACAATAGCCGCAGAATTAGTCGGTTCTTTCGAAGATGATTTAGATTCTAGGAACGATTGGTTTCAAACATACACAGAAGGACTAGATTTATTAGGAATAAATTCTGATTCTAGGTCGCAACCTTTTGTTGGTGCTTCAGGAGTTCATCATCCGATACTCGCAGAAGCCGTAACACAATTTCAAGCACAAGCATACAAAGAAATGTTGCCAGCAGGTGGACCTGTTGACACAGAAGTTTTAGGAATGACCGATAACGCTAAAATGGAAAAAGCAAACCGCGTTAAAAACTTCATGAATTATCAAATAACTTATAAAATGGAAGAATACGACCCAGAGATGGATCAGCTTTTATTTTATTTACCGTTATCTGGTTCTGCATTTAAAAAAGTTTACTACGATCCAGGAGTTGGACGTGCAGTAGCACGGTTTGTTAAGTCTGAAGACTTAGTTGTTCCGTATTACGCAGTAGATTTATTAACTTCTCCTAGAATCACACACGTAATTCACATGAATGAGAACGAATTACGTAAATTACAGCTATCAGGCTTTTACGCAGACATGGATATGTCGGCTCCTGGAACAGGAGTAGACTCAACAGACGTTGATGAGAAGATAGATGAGCTACAAGGACTAACTAGAACGATAAGTGATGAAGAATATACGCTTTTAGAGATGCATGTTGACCTAGATTTAGAGGGATATCAAGATAAAGACGAAAATGGCGAAGAAACAGGGTTAGCATTGCCTTATATTGTAACTATTTGCAAAGATAACAACAAAGTTCTATCAATTAGACCAAATTATGACGAAAAAGACCCTATGCGTAAGAAAATCGAACATTTTACGCATTATAAGTTCCTTCCAGGACTAGGTTTCTATGGTTTTGGGCTAATTCACATGATGGGAGGCTTAACTAAGTCAGTTACAGCGATTTTACGTCAATTAATAGACGCAGGAACGCTTTCTAACCTACCAGCAGGGTTTAAATCACGTGGATTGAATATTCAAAAGCATGATGACCCATTACAACCAGGAGAATGGCGTGATGTCGACGCTCCAGGCGGAAGATTGCAAGATGCTTTCCTTCCTTTACCTTATAAAGAGCCAAGCGGTACTTTAACTACGTTATTAGGAGCTTTAGTTGATTCTGGTAAAAGATTTGCGGCTACGGTAGAAAATCCAACAGGCGATGGTAACTCTGAAGCCCCTGTAGGAACAACAGTAGCACTTATGGAAAAAGGACAAAGAGTTATGTCCGCAATACATAAAAGATTACATTACGCACAGAGAACCGAATTTAAAATATTGAAAAGAGTTTTCGGTGAGTTTTTACCACCTGAATATCCTTATCAAGTACAAGGTGCTTCAGAAAATGTATTTAAACAAGATTTCGATAATTCTGTAGATGTTATTCCTGTTAGTGACCCAAATATATTTAGTATGACGCAAAGAATTACTTTAGCTCAAACTCAGTTACAAATGGCACAAGCAGCACCTCAATTACATGATTTACGTGAGTCTTACAGAAAAATGTATATAGCTTTAAATATAAAAGATATTGATGCGTTATTACCGCCAGAGCAAGAAGTACCGCCACGTGACCCGATAAGTGATCAACAATCAGCTATGACTGGTAATCCTATAAAAGCTTATCCGTTCCAAAACCACGAAGCGTATATACAAGCACATAGTGCTTTTATGCAAAACCCTATGATGCAACAAAACCCTGTGGCTATGCAAGCGATAGGTGCAAACATACAAGAACATCAGGCAATGTTATATAGACAACAAGTAGAACAAGCAATGGGTCAACCGCTTCCACAATTAGACCAACCTATGCCGCCTGAAATGATGAACGAAATAGCTATGATGGCAGCACAGGCAACACAACAAGTTACAGGTCAAGCACAAGCAATGGCACAAGCCGCAGCAGCAGCACAACAAAACCCACAAATGGAAATGTTCCAGCAGCAGTTACAACTAGAAAAAGAACAATTAATGCAGAAAGCAGAAGATGATGCAAGAGATGCACAACTATCAGCTATGAAAACTGAAATAGATGCACAAATTAAACGTGAGAAGATAGAAGCTGATTTAAGAGTACAAGATACTAAATCTGCTATAGAATTGCAAGAGTTAGAGCTGAAAGCGAAAGCCGACGCTGATAAAAACTATAACGAACTGGTAAAAACAGTTAGGGATAGTCGAAATCAAAATGGAGAAAAATAATGCGAGAGTATTACGACGACAAGATGAAAGCCTATCCATCTCCTTCAAAAAAGGCTAACAGAGCAGAACCTAGTGAACCAGCAATGGTTGATAACACTAGAACTCAATCTGTTAAAGAAGGCGAAGTGAATATGGATGCAAAAGGCAAAGTTGTTGGTAAAGAGTCTAAAGTAAAGGCTGCTTACGGACAAACTAAAGGACTTCTTTGGTATAACTACATTAAATAAATGGATTATATCTTAGCTACGGAGCATTTGCTTCGTAAATATCGTGAGAGAAAAGAAGCTCTCACGCAAACATTAGCTTCTGGAAGTGTTGAGAACTTTGAACAATACCAAAGGATAGTTGGTGAAATAGCAGGTTTGAGTTTTTCTGAACAGGAAATTCAAACTTTACATTCTAATATGGAGGATGCAAATGACGAGTAAAGTCGAAACAAAAACTGTTCCAGATAGAGTATTAAGGGATTTCGGAAGTGATAAGCCTAAAGATGTAAATCTAGATGAGCCTACAATCACTCCTGAAAACTTAGACTCTCATGCGGAATCGCTACCACGTCCAACGGGGTATCGTATTTTAATATTACCTTTTACAGCGTCTACTGTAACTAAAGGCGGTATACATTTAGCTAAAGCAACTGTTGATAAGGAAAGACTTGCAACTGTTGTTGGTTATGTTGTCGCGTTAGGACCAGATGCGTATAGTGACCCACATAAATTTCCTGAGGGTGCTTGGTGTAAAGAAGGTGATTGGGTAATCTTTGGCAGATATGCTGGAGCTCGTTTTCAAATAGAAGGTGGCGATATGCGTCTTTTAAATGATGATGAGATTCTAGCCTGTATTGATGATCCCGAGGCAATTTTATCATAACAATCTTGAGGAGGACTCATGCAAAATAATGAAGCAGAAAAAATAGAACTAGAACTTCCCGAAGGGGAAGTTGACCTAAGAGAGGCGGATGTTGACACTTCACTTAAAGACGAAGTCGTAGTTGAAGAACAACCCGTAGAACAAGAAGCTCAACCAAAAGACGAGCTTGACCAAATTAGTGAATCAGTACAAAAACGTATTGATAAACTAACATATAAAATGCGAGAAGCAGAAAGACAGCGAGATGAAGCTGTTAATTATGCTCAAAGCGTTAATCAAACAGCATCTACTTTAAAAGAAAAGTTAAAGAATTCAGATTCTTCGCTTTTCAAAGAGTATGATAATAGAGTACAATCTGAAATAGCAGGAGCTAAACAGCTTTTAAAAGAAGCACAAGAGTCTGGCGATAGTGGAGCAGTTGTGGATGCAACTGAAAAACTTTCTAGAGCTAGTGCTGAAGCAGAGAATCTTAGAAGATTATCCGCTCAGCAACAAGTTAGAGAAAAGAACCAACCGCAAGAAGTTCCTGTTGAAGAGTATAAGCCTAGTTTACAACCTCAGGCTGCTGGACCTGATCCAAAAGCAGAGGACTGGGCGAAACGAAACACATGGTTCGGAGACGACCAAGCTATGACATTTGCAGCATTTGGAATACATAAAGAATTAGTTGAGGGAGGGATAGACCCGACTTCAGATACTTACTATTCCGAAGTTGACAAACGTATGGCTGAAACTTTTCCACACAAGTTTTCTAACGAGCAATCTGCCCCCGTGCAACAGGTTGCTGCTAGTAGCAGAGGTGCTACTGGTAAAAAATCATCACGCAAAATAAAGCTAACACCAAGTCAAGTAGCAATAGCTAAAAGACTAAATGTGCCGCTAGAAGAATATGCTAAGCATATCGAAGGAGTATAAAATGACAGATGAAATAAAAGTCAATACTGATCGTAACTCACGATCTGCAGAGACACGAGACTCTCAAACTCGCAGAACGCCTTGGAAACCCCCGTCAATGTTAGACGCACCAGAAGCTCCTCCTGGATATCAATTCAGGTGGATTAGAGAAGCTACTAGAGGGATAGATGATAAATCCAATATGTCAAAACGTATTAGAGAAGGATATGAACCTGTGAGAGCAGAAGACTATCCTGATTTTGAAGCTCCAACTGTAGATAGTGGAAGTAATAAAGGAGTAATTGGGGTTGGAGGTTTAATCCTCGCTAAAGTACCTGTTGAAACCGCTGATGAGCGTACAGCTTATTTCACAAACCAAGCAAAAACTGCTATGGACGGTGTAGATCAGAACTTTATGCGAGAAAGCGACCCAAGAATGCCTATAAAAGATAGCGATATCCAAAGGTCTTCTAAAGTTGCTTTCGGTAGTAAACCTACCGATAAGGGAAATTAATAATAACAATGTATTTAGACAAAGGAGATAACAATGGCTAATACAAATAAACCAGATGGTTTTACCCCTGCATATCACATGTATGGTGGTGTTATTCGTCCTGCTAAAATGAGAATAGCTAGTGGAACTAACGCGTCAATCTTTTCAGGTGACGTAGTTAATCTATCTAGTGGATATGTCATTCAAGGCACAGCGACTGGCACACCCGTAGGTGTATTTTATGGGGTATTATTCACGGCTACTGACGGTACTCCTACTTTCTCGAAAGTATGGACTGCTGACACGGCTACACTAGGGAGTGCCGATGCAGAGGCTCTCGTTTACAATGATCCTGGGATCGTTTACGAGGCTCAATTTACAGCTGGAACACCAGCGGTAAGTTTTATCGGTAACAAATACACCCTTTCAACTACTGCAGGCAGCACTGTCAATGGTAGATCGAAAGAAGGTGTGACTGCAACAACATCAAGTGGTGTCGCACTATGTGTGGGATTCGCTTCGCAACCGAGCAACTCAATAGGTGCTTATGCGAGAGGACTCTTCACATTCCCGACTAACACATTTGCTGTATAATCTAAGGAGTATAAATAATGGCAATTAATAGAGCCCAACTAGTCAAAGAACTAGTACCTGGACTTCATGCTCTCTTTGGATTAGAGTATGAAAGATATAATAACGAGCACGAAGACATCTTCGATACTGAGACATCCGAAAGGGCGTTTGAGGAAGAAGTAATGTTAAGTGGGTTTGGTGAAGCACCAACTAAAGGAGAGGGAGCAGCGGTCATTTATGATACAGCTCAGGAATCCTTTACTTCGCGTTATACACACGAGACTGTAGCGTTAGCATTTGCGTTGACAGAAGAAGCTATCGAAGATAACCTCTACGATACACTATCTTCAAGATACACAAGAGCTTTAGCAAGGTCTATGCAACAAACTAAGCAAGTGAAAGCAGCTAACGTATTAAACAATGCGTTCAGTTCTTCATTTGTTGGCGGTGACGGAAAAGAGCTTTGTGCTACAGACCATCCTACTGTTGCTAACGTGGATCTGAAAAATGAGTTAACCACTTCAGCTGACTTAAATGAAACTTCACTCGAACAAGCGTTAATTGATATCGCTGACTTCAGAGATGAAAGAAATCTTAAAGTTAATGCACAAGCAAGGAAATTAATAATTCCACCTGCTTTGCAATTTGTAGCGGATAGACTTATGGAAACTCCTGGAAGAGTTGGTACTTCAGATAATGACATCAATGCAATCAGAAACATGGGAATGGTATCTGAAGGCTACGTTGTAAATCATTATCTAACAGATACTGACGCTTTCTTTATCAAAACTGACGTACCTAACGGATTAAAACATTTTGTTAGAACGCCTGTATCAACTAGTATGGAAGGTGACTTCGAAACTGGTAATGTTAGATACAAGGCTAGAGAACGTTACAGCTTTGGTTTTAGTGACTGGAGAGGAATCTTTGGTTCACCTGGAGCATAATTCACTCACGTGAAAAAATTAAAGGGACCTTCGGGTCCCTTTTCTTTTGTAAACGAATGATATACAATCAGAGGACTAGGGTTAATTAACTTGTTCTACAGACTGACCTAGCAGACAAGCCGAGACAGTAGAACTTATTTCCTTAGGAGGAAATTATGGCAAACTCAACATTTAATGGACCAGTCAGGTCTGAAAATGGTTTTAAAGTAATATCAGTTAATAGTAGCACAGGTGCAGAAACTGATGTTGTAAATATTGCATCTACAGGTATTGTTACTAATAAATATGTAAAACATGTAGGTTTTGCAACTGGTGTAACAGTAAACACTACAGCAGGAGATTCTCCTTCAATAGGTGAATTTACACAACCAGCAAACACAATCATTACTGATATAAAAATATTCTGTGATGTTTCTCCCGTTATTGGAACAGGTGATATTGGGTACGAAGTAGGTACATCTTCTTCAGGTGCACAAATTGTTGCAGCTCAGACTGATGAAATACTTGATGGTGGTACAACTGTTGTTGCTCACAACGTAACTGTAACCAGTTTAGTTCTACAAACTCAAGATGGAACAACAGCTCCAGCTTCTGTTCAATACACAGATACAGCAAGAACTATTTACTGTAATATCACTAATACAGTAGATGCTACAACAGCAGGTTCATTTACGTTTATTATTGAATACGTTCAAATAGCGTAAGGAGTAAACTATGGCAGACGCAGTTACAAGTCAAAAAATTGTAGATACTGATAGAAAGCTAGTTTTTAAATTCACTAATATCTCTGACGGCACAGGAGAATCTTCTGTTAATAAAGTAGACGTCTCTGGACTGAATACTAATAACGAAGGAGAAACTTGTACAAGAGTAACTTTGACCCAATTATGGTATGACATAGGTGGCATACGAGTAACTCTTGAATGGGATGCAACGTCTAATGTTGTTTGTACTGTCTTAGGTGGTAGTGCAGCAGCAGGAGTAGTTTCAGGTCATATGGATTTTAGAGAATGGGGTGGTATTCCTAATAACGCAGGTAGTGGTATAACTGGCGATTTAGATTTAACGACGCATGGACATACTAACCATGATCATTACACTATAATAGCCGAATTTACTAAAAGCTATTAATAATGGCTACGTCAGGAACTCGTGCATTTAGTTTAGATGTAGCGACCGCAATAGAAGAAGCATACGAGCTTGCAGGATTGGAAGCTCGTACTTCTTATGATGCAGTTACAGCTAGACGTTCTATGAATATTATGTTTGCCGATTGGTCGAACAGAGGTATTCAAATGTGGGAAGTTGCTAAAGTAGAACTTACGCTTACTGAAGGAACTAGTGAATATACTATTAATTCTTTTGATATAGATGTTTTAGATGCCTATATTGAAAGAACTATTAATAACGTAACTACTGATTTTACTTTATCTAGGATAGATAGAAATGAGTTTGTTAGTATTCCAAACAAAACAACTAAAGCTAGAGCAACTGAGTATTGGTTAGAAAGGCTAAAAAGCCCCGTTATACATCTTTATCCAACACCAGAGAACTCAACTGACAAACTCATTTACTATGTTTGGAGAACTATAGAAGATTCTTCTGCTCAAATTAACGACGTAGATATACCCACTAGGTTTATGCCTTGTTTAGTTTCAGGACTAGCTTATTATATTTGTTTAAAAAAGAACATACAAAAACTTCCTATAATGAAAGAACAATATGAACAAGATTTAAGGAATGCTTTAAGATACGATGAAGACCGTTCTCCTTTAAGAATTGTTCCTAAACATGAGTACATTTAATGGCATACGCTTCAGGTAAATACGCTTATTTTATTTGCGACACTTGTGGTTTTAGATATCCCTATAAATCAGCAAAAGGTAATTGGGAAAATTTTAGAACGTGTCATGAATGTTATGAACCAAAACACCCACAACTTGATCCTGTGCATGTAAGTGCAGATGCAGAAGTTTTATGGAAACCTCGCCCAGAGGTTCCTTTACCACAAAGTCAATTAGGAGTTATAATCACTACAAACGCAGGTAGTGGTATGACTTTTAAATCTGATCCTGTAGGAACAGTTTTTGATGGATTAGGAGCAACTGGTGGTTTAGGAAGCGTAACAGTGAGTATAGGGTAATGGCAGGATTTACATATAGTGGGTTAAAAACAGCAGTACAGAATTATTTAGATAATACTGAAACAACTTTCGTTAATAGTTTAGATACATTTATACAAACAGCAGAAGAACGTATTTTAAAATCGGTACAACTTCCCGTATTTCGTAAAAATGTTAATGGACAAGTAACTCTAGGAAACACTTATCTTACAAAACCTACAGACTTTTTGTCTCCTTTTAGTTTAGCTTTAATTGATAACGATAGTAATTATAGTTATATGTTATTAAAACATGTTTCCTGGATTAGAGATTATACACCAGCAGCAGCAACAACAGGCAAACCCCTTTACTATGCTTTATTTGATAATGATACTTTTATTATAGCCCCCACCCCTGATGCGAACTATTCAGTAGAACTACACTACAACTATAGACCAAATTCTTTAACTACTGTTGGGAATGATAATCAAAGTTGGTTATCTGATAACGCACCTAATGCTATGTTGTATGGTGTTTTAGTAGAAGGGGCTGTTTTTATGAAAATGTCTTCAGAAACAATTATGATGTATGAACAAAAATATCAAGAAGCATTAGCTATGTTAAAACTTTTAGGTGAGTATAAAGACGTAAGAGACGAAGCTAGAAACGATCAAATAAAAATAATGCCACAAGGAACAACAAATGTTTAGTGTAGATACAGAAACAACAATGGGACAGGTAACTGTTCAAACTACAAATAACAAAGGTTTAAGTCCAGAATATTGGACAGACAGAATAATGGAGCGACTAATTGCTGTTAGTGATAATGCAGACCCTATGGTTAAAGCCCAGGCTGAAGCATTTAAACAAAATATACAAGCAGTTGTTTTGTTATATATGAAACAGGCTATTTCTAGCGATAGAGCAACAGTAGCAGGTTTATTAGAAAAACAAGGTCATAAAGATATGGCTGAAATAATAAGGAGGCTGTAATGGCAATATCACAAGCAATGTGTACTTCTTTCAAGAAAGAACTCATGGAAGCTGTACATAATTTTAAAAACTCGGGCGGTAATACATTTAATTTAGCACTTTACACAAGTAGTGCTTCTTTAGGTGCTGCAACTACTGCGTATACAACAAGTAATGAAGTAAGTGGAACAGGCTACACTGCAAAAGGAGCTTCGCTAACTAGAGTAGACCCCACAACATCAGGAACCACTGCGTTTACTGATTTTGCTAATTTAACTTTTAGTTCAGCAACTATTACTGCAAACGGAGCAATGATTTTTAATGATACTGCTTCAGGAGACCCTGCTGTTTGTATTTTAGCATTCGGAGGAGATAAAACATCAACTAATGGTGATTTTACTATTCAATTCCCTGCAGCAGACGCTTCAAATGCTATTATAAGAATAGCTTAGTAGCCTATGGCTAATATAACTGGTTGGGGTAGAGGTACTTGGGGTCAACTGACTTTTGGAGAACCGATACCCGTAGAAGTTACTGGTGTTTCTGGTACTTCCGCATTAGGTAGTGAAACAGTAGTAGCTACCGCAGTTATAGCAGTAACAGGAGTAAGTGGAACTTCTGCTTTAGGAAGTGAAACTATTGTTGCTGAAGCCAATACTTCAGTAACAGGAAATGCAGGAACATCTGCATTAGGTAGTGAAACAACTATTGCCGAAGCCAACATTTCTGCTTCAGGCAACGTAGGTACTTCCGCACTAGGTAACGCCATTACAGCAGGTGCGGCAGTTACGGGAGTTTCTGGTTTTGCTTCAACAAGCGGACTGGGAGACGAATCAGTTACAGCAGGAGCTACTGTACTTGTAACAGGAAATGCAGCAACATCAGCACTAGGAACAATAACTACTACATCAGATAATAATCTCGATGTTACAGGCAATGTAGGAACAGGAACACTAGGAACAGTTGTTATCGCAGCCGAAAACGTAACAGTTGTTGAAGGTGTTTTTGCTACAGGAACTGCTGCAAGAGTAAATGTTTGGGGTCTTGTCCCTGATAGTCAAACACCAAACTATACTGAGGTAAGTGATAGTCAAACACCAAATTGGAAAGAAGTTGCTTAACAATTACATAAAAAATAAGGTATAATCAAAACGGAGAACAAAAATGGCAAGTACATACGTAAATGACCTAAGACTTAACGAGATGGCTACTGGTGATGCTAGTGGTACATGGGGAACTACAACAAACACAAACTTAGAACTTATTGGTAATGCTTTAGGTTATGGCACAGAAGCTATAACAACTAATGCAGATACCCACGCTTCCACTGTAGCGGACGGAGCAACAGATGCAGCAAGAGCCATGTATATTAAATATACAGGTACTCTTGATTCAACATGTACTATTACTATCGGACCTAACACAATGAAAAGGGTTCATATAATTGAAAATGCTACCTCAGGCTCTCAATCAATAATTATTAAACAAGGCTCAGGAGCTACTATTACTATCCCAACAGGAGATACTAAAGTTGTTATGTTAGATGGAGCAGGATCTGGTGCAGCAGTTGTTGACGCTTTTGCTAGTCTTAGTGTTGTAGATCTAAAAGTACAAGATGATTTAACCGTAACTGATGATATGACTGTTGGTGGTACATTAGGTGTTACAGGTATTGTGACATTAACTGACGACCTTATTATTGGCGATGGCAAGACAATAGGTTCTGCTTCAGATGTAGATGCTATGACTATTGCTTCTAATGGACAAGTTACCTTTACACAAACTTTAATCGGCACAGCCTTAGACATCTCAGGCGATATAGACGTAGACGGAACTACTAACTTAGATGTGGTAGATATAGATGGTGCTGTGGATATGGCTTCTACACTACAAGTAGATGGAGCTATTACTTTTAGCAGCACTTTAAATGGTTTAGGTATATCTTCTAATATTACAAACTTTGCAAACAGCATACTTATTAGTAATGATGCAGGTACAGGTACTTTATCTACTGCTTCTAATAATACTGGATTAGGTTGGGAAGTATTTGATGACTTAACAGAAGGTGATGAAAATACTGGTATGGGTTATTTATCACTTACAAAAGTTACTACAGGTACTCAAAATGTAGCGATAGGTTCTTATTCTCTAACTGCTAATACAACTGGTGGTTCTAACGTAGCTATTGGTAGAAGTTCTTTAGAAGCTAATACAACAGCAAGTAATAACACAGCAGTTGGTAAACACGCTTTATTATCAAACACTACAGGTACAGGTGGTACAGCAGTTGGTGCTTTGTCTTTAGATGCTGTCACAACTGGTGACTATAATACTGGTGTAGGTTTTACTTCAGGTAGTAAAGTGACAACAGGTACAAGAAATGTTGCTTTAGGTGCTTTTGCACTTCAAGAAGCTACAACAGGCGACGATAATACTTATGTAGGTTATGCAGCAGGTGCAGCTACTACCACAGCTTCAGACAACACGGCAGTTGGTAAGTCAGCTCTAGCAGCAAACACTACAGGTACAAGAAATGTTGCTATGGGTGCATTAGCACTTGATGCTAATACAACAGGTAACGATAATGTAGGTATAGGTGCTGGAACAGATGGTGTATCTTTTGCTGCTTTAACTTCTAATACAACGGGTGGTAACAATACAGCAATCGGTGCAGGTGCTTTAGCAGCAAATACAACTGCTGATAATAACACGGCACTTGGGTATCAAACTTTACTAGATAACACCACAGGTGCTTCAAATGTTGCTATTGGTAAAGATGCATTAAAAGCTAATACGACAGCAGCAGAAAATACTGCAGTCGGTATGGATGCTTTAACAGCAAACACTACAGGTGCTTCTAATGCTGCTTTTGGTACTGATACTTTAAAATCTAACACTACAGCAGGAAGTAATACCGCTTTAGGTGCTTATTCTTTAGATGCAACTACAACAGGTGGTTCGAACACTGCGGTGGGAGTTCATGCTTTAGGAGCTAACACCACAGCAGCATTTAACACAGCGCTTGGCGATAATTCACTTGCTACTAATACAACTGGTGCATCAAATACTGGTCTTGGTTATCATGCTTTAAGACTAAACCAAACTGGATCTAATAATGTAGCTATCGGTGCTTCTGATAATTCATCTGTAGGTGCGGCTTTAGGAGCACTAACTACTGGCGGTAATAACACAGCGGTAGGTCAAGGAGCTTTAACCTCACAAACAACATCAAGTAATAACACAGCAGTAGGATATAGTGCAGCAAGAGATGTAACAACTGCAACAGGAACTTGTGCTATAGGTGTTAGTACATTAGAAAGAGTAACAACCGCAACAAATAACACGGCTGTTGGTGCTGCTGCTTGTAAATTAAATACAAGTGGAGCTAGTAACACAGGTGTTGGTAACGGTGCTTTATTCGAAAACACCACTGGAGATAATAACACGGCGGTAGGTCAAGCAGCATTACAAAATACTGTCTCTGATCGAAATACAGCAATAGGACAAAATGCTGGTGCTTCTCATACAACAGGCGGTTCAAATACTTTTGTGGGTTACGCGGCTGGTGATGCTATAACAACAACTACAAGAAATACCCTGGTAGGTGATTCAGCAGGTGGTGCAGTAAATTCTAGTGATAATACTTTTATAGGGCAAAACGCTGGCTCAGCCGTATCAACTGGTGGTGATGCTAATACTTTTGTAGGTCGTTACGATGGTAATACAGGTAGCTTAGATTTAAGAAGTTCAAGTAATAATGTAGTTCTTTCAGATGGAGATGGTAACCCACGAATACATATAAACTCTAGCGGTACGACCAATATGCTAGATTTGAATATCAATAGTACGTCTTCTGGCGATGTTAATAACGCTATCAGATTTGACCGAAACAGTGACATTAATTCTGGAGGCGATGTTAGGTTTGTAGTATTTTCAAGCGGGAATGTTCAAAACACTAACAACTCTTATGCGGGTATTTCTGATATAAAACTGAAAGAAAATGTTGTTGATGCAACAAATAAACTAGATGAACTTAATCAAGTAAAAATAAGAAACTGGAATTTTATAGGTGAAACTAAAAAACAAATTGGTGTAGTAGCACAAGAACTAGAACTAATATTTCCTGGTCTTGTTGAAACAATTCCTGATACCGACAAAGATGGCAATGATTTAGGCACAGAAACAAAATCAGTAAAATACTCTGTTTTTGTACCTATGCTTATCAAGGCTATGCAAGAACAACAAACACTAATTGAGTCACTTACGGCTCGTATAACAACCTTAGAAGGGTAAAAGGAGAATAATATGGCAGTAACAAAAGCAATAATTAAATGCACACCCTATGAAAACGCATCTAGTAAAGTAGATAAGTGGGCAATAGAAATGAAGTATGAAAACGATAATGAAGGCGATGCTACTTATTACACTACTACTTTTACAACTATAATTAATCAAACTGATACTAATTCTGATGGCAGTACGACAACTAACTTTACTTTAAAAGCTAAAGGTAGTTGGACTAATGCTAACTTAGTAGCAATATGTCCTGTATCAGAATGGGACACAATATTTGCTAGTCAAGTAGATAGCGTTATAACTAACCCCCCAGTAGAAAGTACGCCGGACCAAGCATTTAACGTACCTAGTTAAATATGAAAGGAGAAAGACGAACCATCGCATCCAACTTAAATTGTTGGGATGTGCAACAACAATCACCTAAGGAGGTGCAATAATGCAAAAAGAAGAAAATAAAGCTG